TTCTTCAAAATTAGTCCATGAAGAAAAAGTAAAACCGAAATGAGTGGTATTTGTAAATGTTGAAACCCAAACCGACATATCGTAATAACCACCTGGGTTCAAAGTTGCCCTAATCGGGTCTATGGCCATATCATGTATGAAAAGATTATCAGGTTTTTTTCTAGAAATTCTCAAGACTGGTACATTTGTTATTTGGCTGTTGTACTGGCCAAAATTATATGAACTTCTATCAAATAATTGCTTACTGTCATATATTGCAGAATTTACGCCTGGCGCATTTCCAGTATAATTAACTATGCAAGCATTTAAATTCGCTGGTTCAGGTAAGTCTCCACTTATGTTATAACTTGAATTTTGATATTGAGCGCCACTGGTTGTTCTTTGATTCGCTTGTTGCAAAAAAAGAGAATTCCAAATAAAATTATCATTCGTTCGATTATTAGAAAAATCTGCTAAACCTTCGATTTCTGCTTCTGCATGAAAATTTATAGAAAAACCCCTTCTCGCTTGCTTTGTAAAAAATCGAGGAGCTGTATAATAATCTTTAGGTCCTTCTAATAAACAACAAGTATTATTGTAACTATAGTTATTTGAATTTGCAACTGATTCTACTTCGTAATTACCTGCTCTCCGCCCTAAACGGGTAAAGTTCGCAGCCTTATAATAGCCAAACATACTCACAGGAATCCGACTTATGGATTTCGAGCCAGCAAGTAATTTTACATCGGGCGGTTTTCCCACAAAACAAAAAATTGTGTTCGCCAATGCCCCCATCGGGACTAAATCTTTGTTTATGTTAACGTTTTTTACAAAATATTCTAAGAAACCGTCCCCAGTAGAATAAAATTGAATATCATATCTACTAGTGTCTCGCATATTGAAAGTGCTACCGCTATGACTTGTATGCAACAAAAAACTACTATTTAAAAAATCTTTTTTATAAGAAACATTTTCAGACATTTCTAAAACTGGAACATCGTTCAAATAAACAGATTGAAGTATTGAACTACTATCACCATCTAAATAAAGACCCCTTGGATTAACAGCGCCACCTATAGGCCCCTCACATAACAAATCTAATGCTCCAGCCACCGCAACGGTTTGTTTTATGTCCGCTGCGTTTGGTGGCCGTAATACAGCTTCTGATCTACCAGAAGATTTACCCCCCCCTTTACTTCCGCCCCCAGAGCCGCCAATACCCCCCATTAATCCGAGTTTTTGGGATATATTGCGCTTGATACGCTTTTTTATGTTGGATAGGGACATTTTTTGTTGTTATTTGGCTACGGGTAATGACAATGCTAAACGAATTACCTCTTCACTAAGAGGAAATGCATCATCTTCTTCCTTAAATGGATTTTCTTCTGATTCTATGTTTCTATTTCTGACGGAACTGGAAATAACCTGAGAGCCAACCCTTAGTCTACCATACCCCAATCTAACTGGCGCACCCTGTGATGCTAAATTATTTTGACTTTGAAACAAAAAAGATTCAGTCTTAACAGAAGCTTCAATTTCGCGCGGCTCATTTTTTGGAATTGGGGTCATTAGGTATGTTATACCTGCCATAATTAATCCCACACCCAAAGTTACAAAAAACGCGGAAGCGAATGCGCTTACTGCTCCGAAGGCCCCCATACCAGCAGCTACAGAAAGACCACCAGCAACTATTGCACCGACTGGGCCGTGACCAATAATACAAGGAACTATTTCTATTTCCTCTATTTTTTGTTCATGTTGTAGGGAAAGTGCATTGACACTTTTTTTATTCACTAAAAGCTCATAATTTTGACCCTCTTTACAGTCAGCGATTATTGTTTCTTTAAAATTTTTATGTATTGTGTTGATGGCGTTGACGGCATCTATTGGTTTTTTGATATTAAAAAACTCAAAAGAATTACCAAAAATTTTAGCCAAACGGCCGTGTAGTTTTATTTTTGTCTTCATTTTAATTAAATCCCAGGTTTACAACTTTTTGATATTTGCTTTCCTCTCCTTCATAAGTGTATACATCAACTCGATCTTGCAAAAATTTTTCCATGCTGTAGTCTTCTATATTTATGTAGGAAATTTCTGTTGCCACCACCTTTGTTCCTATTCTTAACCTTCCGTATCCAAGCGGAACGTTAATACCTTGAAGGGTTGTATTTTGTTCTGTTGAAAATAAAAAAGAATTTATCTTAAGTGTTGACACAACATCTCTTGGCTCAACACCCTCTGGCTCTGGCGTCAACAAATACATAATACCAGTCATCACCAAATTAATTGCCAAATTAACAAAAAAAGCTGTAAAGCCGTGACCACAAATACAAGGCACAATGTCAATTTTTTTTACTGTTTGATCTTTCGACATTTCCCCAAAAGAATCAACTTTCTCGCCGTCAAAAATAATTTCAAAAAACATTCCTTTATCGGCTAAATCTAATACGGCTTTTTTAAATCCTTTATGGTTTGCTTCTATCGCATTTATAAAGTTGTAAGGTTTGCCTAGATACTTAAAAGTGTGCTGTTTTTTAAATTTTTTTGCGAGTATCCCATGTAAAAAAATATTAGTCATTTATCTCCTTTCTTATTTTTTCTAGAAGTTTTTTTTCACAATCTAAAAATTCAGGCTCAAATATGCTAAATTTTTGAGTCTTATATGAATATATGAGAAAAGGCAAGCAAACCAAATTAGACATTTTTTTGTCGAATTCCGATGGCTCTTCTTCGCAATCTATATGTGAATGGTAAACACCCACAATGTTATAGTTGTTTTTTACATATAAAAAATCTTTGGCTGGTATGTAGAATTGGTTTTCTTTATCTTCTGCCCTGTTTTCGCATTCATGAACATTGAATTCATTATTTTCGTAAATAATAAAGCCACAGATTTCTTCATTTCTGTTTTTGTTGCAAGCTTTTATGATTTTATGCTTAATGTTCATTAATAAGAATATTTTTCGGTTCCTGGAAAACCTCCATATGGTAAATCTTTACCTACGTTAATTCCATTTAAATCATCAGACCAATCGTCATTATCATATCTTTGCAAGCATCCGCCGAGCTTTTTAGAGCAAGAGTCCTTTAGCCATAAATCCGAACGGAGTTCTGGGCGTGTGTTATTTGTAGAAGAATGACCAGATTTACATACATAATAAACAGGGTGTTGCTGATAGTAATTTGCAGTTAATCCTTGCGAACTTGTAACTCTATCGGATAGTCTGAATATATAATCTCCTACTGAATATGATTTGCCAGTTTCCCAGAGACCGCTAGGTTCTAATATAGAATCAATTGTTGTTCCTATTTTTTGTATTGGAAATATGCCAGAGTTCAAGGCCCAGCTATCATTCGACCCAGTTACCAGTAAATTATCGTTTGCATCTGATACAGGTCTATCTTTGCTATCTCCTATAAATTCTGATGTATTGCCATATCTACACCCAAAACCCCTATATACCCAAGAACAATATCTGGAGGCAATGGTTCTCGAAGGCAATTGAACATTTTCTAATTCTAAACTAGAAACTAATTCAAACTCTACAAACAATTTATTTTCTATGGTTTTTCTTGAAATAAAGAATTTATCGTCTCTTAATCTGGCGTTAGGGTTTGCAGAACCCCAGGGGTTTTGATTGTTTGGGAAGTTTGCATCGTCTAAAAATTTCGCATAAGTTCTTCTTCTGACTAATTTAGCGCCATTTAAATTGTCATATTTTCTTAGCATTGACGAGACATACATGCCAGCATTTGCTATTTTTATTTTGGGTCTTGGCAATCTTTGATCGCCCAAAACCTCAAAATCTGAGGCTTCCACGGGTAGTGGGAGGTACTCTTGGCCATCAAAGTAAATTTTACCAGCTAGTCCATTTGTGCCGCCGTGAAAATATAAAACCGCTTGACTATCCTGCTGGTAATTGTAATATAATGCAAATAACTCTAAAATAGCCGTAGGTTCCAGACCTAACGTCTCATTTACAAAATCCTGATTTAAACCTCTAGCCATATATGTTATTACACACAGAAACGTCGGGAGAACCTAAATTTATACAGGGTGGGT